CGTAGAACTCAAAAGGTTTAGAATGGTCTAACTGACCATATGATTCTTGTATTACTTGAGCATTACGACTATCGTGTGGGTTTACGAAACCTGCGTCCCATTCTACTAAAATACCCTTACCTGTGTCGTTTGGTCCTAAAATTTTCATGTTTTTTCTTTATAAATATATCAGACCAACTCTTTTGTCGTTTTGCTCTTGTGTACTTTAAAGTATTTCATACCTTTCAATGTATCGGTATATACTGCGGTTATCATATTCTTTAACCTATCTTTTAAAATAGGAGACTTGAAATCCATATGATTTTTTAGGTATAGAGTTATTTCTAAATTCATAAAACTACGTTTACCTTTTTGTATCCCACTACTTCTTAAGTCCAAATCCACAATATTAAACTTCTCAAACATTAGGGGGTCGACTACTTCAAGGAGTACGTGTTTTATGTTTCTTTCCATAGTACCTGTAGCCCTATCCCAATTTTCAAATTCTTTTATTGGTTCTACCCACGATTGTAATACTATGTATACTGTTTTTAAATTTTTTGCGTCTACCGTTCCGTAGTAACATTTTGCGTCACTGAATAATTTTAATTGTGACGTTTTTCCCTTCTTCATATAATCCCATCTTTACTTAAAGTTTATTTATTTAAAGAAAATATAGTATATTATTTGTCGTATGTCAAAAAAAGTCATATTTATGGTAAAGGAGATAATTTTATGTTAATAATAAAAGTTAAAAATAAAAATATTGAAGCGGCACTTAAGTCGTATAAGTATAAAGTGTACAAAACCAAACAACTACAAGAAGTTTGGGACAACCAAGAATACACCAAAAACTCCGTTAAAAAAAGAGAAGAAAAAAAGAAAGCAATATATGCGAATAATAAAAGAAGGGACTCTGAATGAGTCCCTTCTTTTATTCTTCAACCCCTCTACTTCGGGAGAACTTTTCAAGTGTTGTAAATCCTAATCCTGCACAAACGATATACATCATACCATCCCAAACAAATTCCTGAAGAGGTATATCCATAAATACGTTTGCTAAAAAGGCGATGCACATCATAAAAAACGCTACGAGGGTTATAAATCTTTTGGAAGATTTTTGACCATCCACATCACCCATTAAGGATATTAAGAATTTTCTCATTTTAACTTGTTTTGCAACCAACCCTTAAATAGGTCCAAGTTTTTTGTGAAGAAAACTCCGAATGCAAAACCAGCTAAAATTTTAAATTGAGTTGCCCACAATAATAGACCTAAAAGTAATCCTAAGACACCTTCAACACCATTAGAAGCAATCCAATCTTTAACGATATGAAAGATTCTAACGAGAAAATCATTTATTTTTTTCATAACCCTTTTTCTAATTGTTTTAGTTTATACAACGATATTAATGATTTTTCAGACTCATTAATTTTATCTATTGTTCTTTGAATTTTTTCTGACAAATCTGAGTCGGTGGACTCATTTAAATTTGTTTTTAATTTGTTTAAAACAACCTCTTTAGTTTTTTCAATTTCCTCAACTAAATTTTTACCTTTTAATGTGGTGTAAAAATTTAATTCTTTTTTCTCTTCCTCACTTAATGTTTGTAATTCTTTACTAAGTGTTTTATTAGCTATTTTTAACATAGAGGATATTGGTAAATCTATACTTTTACTGTCGTTTGATACTTTTTTAGTGAGTAACGATTTTCTAATTCTTTGTTTTGATTCCAACAAAGATTCTAAGTTTTTAACTACGTTTTTAGTATAGATTTGTTTATCTATATCTTTGTAGTTGTTACCAACATCTTCTTTAAGTAAGTCATTAATCCACTCACTTAACTCTTCAATTTTTTTTGTATTAGTATCTATAATATCTTTTAAATAATCAAAAGATTCTGAAATATATTCGTCAACGATACTTTCATTCAAACCTTTATTCGAAGATAATTCATCATATAGATGATATGCTTCAGATAGGTTTTTGTTTTTTAGAATGTGTTTTTTAAACCCTTTTAAAATTTCTTTAAACTCAGGTTTACCATAACTTCTTTCTAAAATGGTCTCTATTTTAGTTTTTAATACTCCGAATGAATTCATAATATTTTATTTTATAAATATCAGTCTTTTAGTAATGCGTTCAATTTGTCTTCAATTTCACCTAACGATTGTCTGCCTTTAGAAAGGTCTAAAACACTCTTACCTCTAATTAAGTCATCTTCAACCAATAAATCTAAATCTTTATTTCTTATAAATCTTTCTGTTGGCGGTTCTTCTGGTGGTGCTTCACCACCCGCAGGTTCGGCTCCTCCACCTTCATCACCACCTAAGTCACCACCTAAGTCACCACCTAAATCTAAACCTCCACCACCTGGAGGTGGTGGTGGCATTCCTCCACCTAAATCACCTAGTCCTCCGTCTGTAGTTTCACCTCCTTCGGCATCACCGCCTTCTCCGGGTTTGTTTCCATACAACTTATCTAAGTTGGAGAAAATACCGGTCTTACTAATAACTTCTGACGTTTTCTCTAATTCTGCCGCAACCGCCTTTTCGATTCTTTGTTGTTGTAAATCCAATTTAATTTCTTCATCACTAAATCCAAGAATATGTTTCTTAGCCCAAGACGATGAAACAGGTAATATACCGTTACCAGGGTCAGTAACAGCATCTCTATAAAGTTGAATTTTTTGTTGCCATTGTTCAACCTTAAGTAGGTCTGCCTGTGTAGATGGATTGGTTAATCCTAAAGTAAAGTTACCTAATTCATCTTCAAAACCTAATAAATACAAGTGAACAATAGCAATCTTATTCAATTCTTGTATCATAGATTTTTGAATTCTATTGATAGTACGGGCAAAACGAATATCTTGTAACGATAAGTTTTTACCGTCACCAACAACTTCTTCAAATCCTAAGAATGCTTTTGGAACCCTTAACGAAGTCAAAAGTTTCTTTTGAATATATTCGATGTCCGCAATTTCTGATAAGTTCTGTGCACCGGGTAAAGTGTCTATCGGGTTTGGTGCGTTGGGGTCACGAACAGGTATAAAGTAATCCTGGTCAACCGCCATCTGATTGTATCTTAAATCTACATTACCGTTTGTAGAATCAACAATTTGGTCTCTTTTAAATTTATTAGCCACTCTGTTTACGTATGGTTCAACGTCCTTATCGTCCATATTACCAACAAAAACTTTAAATACACGTCTTTCAGGTGCTCTTGATGTTCTGTAGATTAACATCGCATCCTCAGACAAAATAAGTTGCTTCCAAATACGTCTACCTTTTTCTAACATGGAAGTACCGTAAGGAAGTTTTCTGTCATCACCCAATAGTCTAAAGTGTGCTATCTCCCAAGTGTTAAATTCCATATCCTTGTTTTGCCACAAGAATTTTAAAGCATCGTTTTCGGTTTCAGTAGTATTTCGTTCAGGTTTGATTTTCATACCCCTTTCCTGACGAGTAATTTCAATATTAGGTAATTGTTGTGCACCTACAACCCCTTTTTCAGGTTCTAATTTGAGGTATACAAAATTGTCACCATACTTACACGTATTACGTGTCCACATAGGTAAATTAACATTAATGTCTAACCTATTATTAAACAAATCCGCCAATATTGATTTTATTCTTTTACTCTCAGAATATATTTGAAGGATAAATCCATCTTCATCGGGGGTAGTACTTTCTTCAGAATATATGTCTAATGCCGCAGAAATCTCAGGAGTATATTCCATACTCTCATAATCATAAAACGATGCTAAACGAGTTGGTTCATAATATACTGCCTGAGTATAAAGGTTGTTTTCAATTTTTTGCCATTGCTGACCTAAATAAAGAGTTTGTTGAGCCTGTAGTTTTTCCCGTTCATACTCTCTCTTGTCCGTAGTTTTTAATATTTGTTTTTTGTCGAACTGATATACAGGTGCTTGTTGGTCTAAGGTAGAATCAGGTCCAAATACCTTTGTTAACCTCTGCCATATCGTATAATTGTTATTTTGAGCCATCGTTTTTTAGATAAATATAATCTTTACTCAAATTAATTAAAGGTTATCGTCTCATACCCCCAAATAACCATCCATAGTCTTCATAGTCTTTTTTTGTGTAACCATCGACCCTTCTATGATAATTTTGGTTACTTGGCATAACGGGTACTCCGGGGTTAAAGTCCCTTGTTCCGTTTTTAATAGGTGTCTCATTAACCATCCAACTCTCCATCATTGCCTTTGTTTGTTCGGTAACTTTTTCAAGTTGTGTGAATGAGTTTTCACCCACATAAATAGCCATTGCCATCGCCATTATAAGGTCGTCGTGTTGCCCCTTTATGTGGTCAGGTCTACCATTAATATAAACAAATGTATTTAACTCATTCATCAATCTACTTGAACGAACAATGAAGTTGTGTCTTAACGCTTCCTCAAAAGACGCAACAATCTGAACACGTTTTGAATTAAAATTAAGGCCGGGAATTTTTTCCATTGCCTTTGGGTTATACTTCCATTTGTCGGCGGTATTCGTCCCCTCAACATACAAGTCTTTATAGTTCATCTCTTGTAACTTCCTTGAGGTCGCAACACCCATACCACCCGTAATATCAATAACGATAAACGCGGAATACATAGTAGCCCATTTATACGCCACTTCGGCCGCAACATCGGGTGGAATCTTACCCAAGTATTCTAATACCTGTTCTCTCTCATCAAAATCTATGATACAGAACGTAGTAAAGTCATCACTATCACCCCTCGATACATCAAGACCCATAATATACTTATGACCCACTACAGGTTCTTTCCATTGCCATAACGCACCTCCCATAAATTTATTTTCGGGGTCACGTATAAAGTTTTCTTTGATTTTTTCTACCGTATCAGAAGGTATTACGTTATCACCTGAACCCAAGAAGTTACACTCCAATTCCTGAGCAATCTTACGTCTATCAAACTTAAGTTTTTTACTCATACCCTCAAACCAAGAAGAATAAGGTTTGTAACCATCTAAGAAATGAGTCTTTATCTCATCAAAATCCCTTTCCATAGGGTCAATATGTGAGTAATCCAACGTGATTTCCTCGTCTTTGTAATCCTCACGATTTAACATATAATGAACAATGTCATTACACTTAATAAGTTTTAAGTCTCTCGCATAACGAGGGTCGCGATACCAAAACATCTCCGTGACTTTAAAGTCGTTCATACCTCTTAACGACTGGTCGTAGATAGAATAATAGATTGGGTCAAAACCGTTGGGGGTGGATACTACAATAACTTTACCACCCGTAGAAAGTGATGCCATACAAGCTGACCAGAAATCGTTATCTGCCTCAATAAACGCCGCCTCATCGAATACGAGAATCGTGGGGGTATAACCACGAAGTGCGTCTTTTGATGTTGCAACTGCCTTTACTTCACATCCATTGGTTAATTTGTAGTGTTTTTGTGCGTTTTTTTCTTTTGAGAAATCGACACCAAACCAAGAAGGCCATTGTTCCATAAATGACCTTATCTTATCCGCCATACCTATCGCAGTATCCTGTTTGTTTGCGATAATAAGAATTTTCTCAGGCTTTGATTTTGATGCGGTTACAAGTTTTTTTGAAATCCATGCAGATGTTACTGTAGACACACCCGCTTGTCGATATTTTAACGCGATATTTTCTTCATACGTATCGTAGTCCTGAATGAGACGTTCTTGGTCTGGAAATAACTCTAACGGAACATATTTGGACTGAGTATTGTCGTATGTCTGTAGATATGTTTTTAAAGCATACGAGGTGTCTTTTACACACCTCGCATACTCTAATAATACCTTTTCTTTTGTTAACGCCATATAGACATTCTAATAAATTTTTATGTGAAAGAAATACCTAAATCACCGAACAAATCATCCAAGTCAACATCGTCATCGTCGTCATCATTACTGTATTGTGACATTGCATCGTCATAATCCTGTTGTTTTAATTCTGAAATAATTTCATCCACCATTTTTTCAACTATCTGTTTTCCTTCAGGTGCTCCAGAAATAATCAACTTAGCGACTTCAAAGAATTCATCCGTAGAAAGTGCTGAGAAACGAGAGAAAAGATAGTTTTGAATTTCTCTCATATCATCTTCGTAAATTTTGTCAGGATATGATGCCTTAAATTTGTCCCAAATAACCGGACCCAATCTTAAATCCCAAACTTCGTAAGGTAATGTGTCTGTTTGACTCATAACCATTTCCGCAGACTTAGGGTCGTCAGGTAATCCCGCAGTACCCAATACTTCATAAACTCCCTTAATTAATTCGTGTACCAATACAGGGAAGAATAGGCCTTTTGCTTTAATAGTCGGTGGGTCAGTAGTATCGTCGATTTCCTCAGAACCTTGTACTCCTTCACCACCTTCCGCGGCAGACATCATCATTTGGTCTGGCATAATCCAATACAATAAATCATTGATAGACATCAGCACACCATACAAATTTAAAAGTTCAGGATTGATATTATTTAATTGCTCCTCAACAAGGTGGAACATATAATGACCTTTTTTGGATGCTCCTTGAATTAATGAATTGATGAAACGTCTTTTAGCCTTCTCCATATCGAATTTTTCAAAAGCCTCCATAAAGTTTTCCAAGTCATCTTCTGCTTCATCAGAATTAACACCAAATTGTTGTTGAACTTCTTCATCGTCTATTTCATCAGGTTCAGATAACATTTTAGATGTATCAATACTCTGACCCATAGATGTTAACTCAACATCATATTGAAACGCGTCGTCAGGGAGAGACAATTCTTGTTTAACCAAGTCGACCGCCAACTGTTCCAAATAACCTTCATTATTTGACTCAATACTTTTAGCTTTCATAACCGCACTCATCAACATTTGTTGAAGTTGCATAAACGCATTTTGACTTGTTACATTACCCTCAAAACCGGTGTAACGCTTAACCTTCTCAACAACCTCCTTAAATCTTTCAGAGGCGACCAATTCAGCAAATGAGTTATCGAACTCATCATCGTCCTTACGAGGTAATGCAGGATTATCGGACATCGGTGTTTCACCGCTTGAGATTTTTCTTTCCACTTCTTGGTCCATTCTTTCAGGACCGTCGTACTCAATCGCCTCCTTTAAACGAGACATAATTTTTTTTACTGACTTACTCATCTCTAAACTGTATATTTAAGTTGTTAAATTTAAGGAATTCTGGTAATTCACTCTCAGTACCTGCCTTAGGTTTTGGACTATGTTTTGGTTGATACGGAGTACCTCTTTCAGGTTTAGTACCAGGTTTAACCGTAGGTCTCGCGGGTTTTACTTCAGTACCTGCCTTAGGCTTTGGACTATGTTTTGGTTGATACGGAGTACCTCTTTCAGGTTTAGTACCAGGTTTAACCGTAGGTCTCGCGGGTTTTACTTCAGTACCTGCCTTAGGCTTTGGACTATGTTTTGGTTGATACGGAGTACCTCTTTCAGGTTTAGTACCAGGTTTAACCGTAGGTTTTGAAGGCGCAATACTGGGTTGCTCCGAAAGTAAATCTCCCTTTGTTATCATCTTACCTTGTGATTTCTTAATCAAAGATACAATACTTTCTTCAATTTGTCTAATTTTTTCTTCTTTAGATTCTTTTTTCTTTTTCTTAGGTAAACCTTTGTGTTTGGTTGAAGCAAAATCCTCAAGTTCTTTTTCAGTCATACTATTAACCATATCTAAAACTTTTTTAGACACTCCACTTTTTGGTGTTTCACCTCTTTTAACCGATAACGCAAGTCCCATCAATTTTTGTTGTTGTTGAGACACAGACTTTTCAGATATTTCACCTTCAAACATACCCAAAGTAGTTGGTGGTGTTTTCTTTTTCTTTTTACCTTCATACATCATAAAACTTGGGTCTTCTAAACCAATAGCGTATTCTGCAGAGCTTTCTACGTCAAACTCATTAGGGTCACCTGATTTAAAATAGTGTGGTTTAATGTCTTTTTTTGCTGCTTTTTCCGCTCTTGATTCAGGACTTCTATCCCATTTCTTTTTTGGTCCAAATAATAAATCAATTATTCTATCATCGTCAAACTCTTCACCCATTTCTTTTCTGTTGTTATCTGAATCATCATCCATTCCGTCAGGTGCCATATCATCGGCGTCGTGAGGCATTTCTTGACCCGTATAGACTTGTTCGGCGTCTTTATCTAACGGAGTTTCTTCAGTAACCTCAACCTTATCGTCAGGACCTAACTTATCTTTAATATCATCAAATTTATCGGCTGATACACTTACCATTGCTTCTTTGACAATACTTTTGAATATCTTATCAATGTGATAATTAGACATTTTCTTAACTGTCTCATAAGAAAAACCCTCTTCTAATAGTCGTACTATTTTTTTTTCTTTATTCTTCATTTGTAACAAAACTTTTTTCGTATGAAAGAACAATATCTCTTTCATATAATTTATCTTCTACAGATTTAACAGAATCCCCATATCTGAAAACAAGACGAGTATAGTTGTCATCTATCACGTGCTCAGAATCAGATTTTTCCCACCCTAACGCAATAACATCTTCTACTGCGTCATAAACAGAAAAAAAGTCAGAGTTTTGAACTAATTCTAACTCAATTTCTGAGTTTTTCAAAACACCGACCTTCTTAATGTATTCAATATTTGGGGGTGATGGTCGGCCTGAAGCTGGTTCAGCATCCCACTCATCACCCCATACTTCTTCTACGTCCGAGAATATAAACTCGTATATATTATCTCCCTTATAGTTGGGACCTAACTCGTTGACGTAGATTAATCTCATAACAATTCACCGTGTACTGATACTTTAAGTTGCTTACCGTCTATTTCAAAAACTAAATTGTTTTTGTTTGTCTTACCCAAGAACTTGATATTCTTATTTTCCTTCATAATAAACTGAGAGGTTAATTCTTGCTCAAAGGTCTCTGACATATTTTTTATTTCAGAAATAACTTTTGATTTTTGAACTTTCTCTGTTATAAACTTCTTAACATTTTTTGACTCAGTATTTTTCTTTTCTTCTTCTGTGATAACAAAATACTTTGACAATACTTTATCAACTTTAGATTCTGCAAAAATTTCATCTAAAACAGAGTCAACACCACCTCTTTTTTTACCTAATCTTAGATTTCCATATTTTTCTCTGTTCATATCGTGTTGTCTCTTTTTGATGTCATAATGTGGGTCATTGTGGTCACGTTTACCAAACTTACTACTGAATTCATCGTAAGTCATCTCATAACCTTTAGGTTCAAAATCAAAATCAACATCATCAACATTGACAGGGTTTTCATCTCTGTCAAAATAACCAAACTCATCATTTCCATAAACATCATACTCGTTTAATTCTTCATCAGATGTCTCGTCCTCACCACCCAAATCTAAGTCCATTTCATCTTCACCACCGAAGTCCATATCTCCTTCCATATTATCATAATCAATTTCTTCTTCGAAATTAGCTAAGATATCGTCTCTATCTTCTTCGTCTAATTTTTCCAAATCAACCGCAGAAATAATAGAATTTAAAACATACTTTATATTTTCAGACGTTAATCCTTGTTTAGAATCAAGTACCCTTAATTTTTGACCAATTTTACCTGTTAATTTTTGTACGTCTTTAAATGAAACCTCT